TATTCGTGATATGTTTTGGAGTTCTAGTCAAGATGATATTCGTAGGACGCAATGGTTTGGTGCATTGAGTTTGTATATCAACTTCATCAACATTTTCGTGAGTTTACTACAGTTATTTGGAAATAAAGAATAAATGCTCGAAGAAAAAAAGAAGGATGATTATACTCTGATTAAAAGCAGAGACCCTGGTCTTCCTTCTTATACTTTTTTTTGGATGAAAGAAAAACAATTAGTGTCACCATACTTTGGTAAAGAAGATGATGCGATGAAATGGAAAGAAAATCAGGAGAGAGAAAAGAAATGACAAAGAAAAAATCAGATATAACCGAAGAAAGAAATGCATTTAAACCATTTCATTATCCATGGGCATACGAAGCATGGTTGAAGCATGAACAAGCTCACTGGCTTCACACAGAAGTTCCTATGTTGGAAGATGTAAAAGATTGGAAGAATAAACTTACAACAGAACAAAAACAATTCCTTACACACATTTTTCGTTTTTTTACACAAGGTGACATTGATGTTGCTGGTGGTTATGTCACAAACTATCTGCCTTATTTCAAACAACCAGAAGTTCGCATGATGCTTCTTGGTTTCGCTGCAAGAGAAGCACTACACATTGCTGCATATTCTCATTTAATTGAAACTCTTGGACTACCAGACACTACATACAATCAGTTTCTTGAGTACCAACAGATGAAAGACAAACACGATTACATTACAGATCTTTCTGCACAAAATACAACAAAAGAGAATACAGCTAAACATATTGCGGTATTTTCTGCATTTACTGAAGGTATGCAACTATTCTCATCGTTCATTATGTTATTGAACTTCCCACGCCATGGTATGATGAAGGGTATGGGTCAGATTGTTACATGGTCAATTGTAGACGAGACAATGCACACCGAGAATATGATTAAACTTTTTAGAACCTATATACAAGAAAATCCAGAAATTTGGAATGACGAATTAAAATCTCAGATATATGTAATTGCAGAGAGAATGGTTGAACTAGAAGATAAATTTATTGACCTTGCATTTGAAATGGGTGAAATGCCAAATCTAACCGCAGATGATGTAAAGACATACATTCGTTATATTGCAGATCGTAGACTTATAAGTATGGGTATGAAAGGTATCTTCAAAGTTAAAAAGAATCCGTTGCTTTGGGTAGAAGAAATTTTGAATGCTCCGATACACGGAAACTTCTTTGAGAATCGTGTGACCGACTATGCAAAAGGTGCATTGAGTGGAACATGGGAAGATGTTTGGGGTAAGGCAGCCTAATGATTACAATTTCAGAACTAGCCGCAGATAAAGTAAAAAAACATTTATCTCACAGAGGAAAAGGTGAGGGTATTAAAGTTGGTGTTAGAACCACTGGATGTAGTGGCATGACTTATACTTTAGAATTTGTAGATACTCCTTTAAATACGGATAGTTTATATGAATCTAATGACATTAAAATTTTTGTAGATCCAAAACATCTACCATATCTAATGGGTATGGAAATGGATTGGAAAAAAGAAGGTTTGAATGAAGGTTTTGATTTTAAAAATCCACTAGAAAAAAACCGTTGCGGTTGTGGAGAGAGTTTTACTGTATAAAATAGGAGAAGTAAATGAAGAAATATATAGCAATACTTGCAGCTCTATCATGTTCAGTTGCATTAGCAAACCCATATCAATTTAAAATCACAAGAGTCATTGATGGTGATACAGTAGAGTTTCAAGCAGACTTTATGCCAAATCCACTACCAAAGAAATTATCCATTCGTGTTCTTGGTGTTGATACGCCAGAAAAAGGCCATCGTGCATCATGCCCACAAGAGGCAGCTGCGGCAGAGAAGGCAACACAATTCACAAAAGATTCACTCAACAATGCAATCAAGGCAGGTCAACCAATTCAAATTGAGTTGAAGTCCCATGACAAGTATGGTGGTCGTGTACTTGGTGATGTAATCATTAACGGTCAGAGACTATCACAAATGTTAATTGCAAATGGCCATGCTCGTCCATATTTCGGCGAAAAGAAATCATCATGGTGTAACTAATGGCTATACTACACCATATTTGTGATAATTGCGGTTCAGAATTTTCAATTAAATATGATGAGATGCAATGTGAAGATGATCCACATTTTTGCAGTTTTTGTGGTGAATTTATGGTTGAAACTGACGAATTTGAAGATGATGATGAATGAGTTGGTTATACCAAAATAAAGAATTTACTGAAGAAATGATTGGTGATAGTTACGGTTATGTGTACCTTATCACCAATCTAATCAACAATAGAAAATACATTGGTAAGAAGTTTTTCTCAAAAGCCGGATATAAGACCGTCAAAGGTAAACGAAAAAAGATTCGTAAACCTTCTGATTGGTTAGAGTATTACGGATCAAACAAAACACTATTAGAAGATGTTAAATTACAAGGTGAACAGAATTTTAAACGAGAGATTCTACACCTATGTAAAACAAGGTCTGATTGTGCTTATCTGGAATTAAAAGAACAAATTGACAATCGTGTACTGGAATCTGAAAGCTGGTACAATGATTGGATTATGGTAAAGGTAAGGAAGGATTATTTAAAACTATTTTCATGAAACGGAGGACACCGATACTTATAATCTTTTATCGTAATTTTAATGTCATCAGGTGAAAACATGCAAAAATATATCATTATTGCCTAAAAAGGAGATGTATGGCTAGGAAAGCAAATACAGAAAATCAACAAACCATAACAAGACCAAACACTAATCATCTGAGAATTCGGATTGATGACCTCAAAACCTTTCAACCACTCACGGAGAATCAAAAACTTTTCTTTGACGCATACAAACGACAAGATTACTTTATCGCATTACATGGAGTTGCGGGAACTGGTAAAACATTCATTGCACTCTATAAAGCATTAGAAGAAATACTTGACAAAGGAAATCCATTTGATAAAATAATCATTGTTCGTTCAGCTGTACCATCCAGAGAAGTTGGTCATTTACCTGGCGACATTAATGAAAAGACTGAAATCTATCGTCAACCATATCAACAAATATGTCATACATTGTTTGGTAGACCAGACGCATATCAAAGACTAGAAGAACAACACCACATTGAATTTATCAGCACTAGTTTTATTCGAGGAATGTCATTTGATGACGCTATCATTATTGTAGATGAAATGCAGAATATGAATTTTGAAGAAATTGACACCGTTATGACACGGGTAGGATATCGTTCAAAAATTATTTGGTGTGGAGATTACCGACAGACCGACCTCAATAAGAAAAAGAATGATATGTCTGGTATTTTAAAGTTTTTTGATATTGCACATCACATGAAGGCCTTTACTAAGATTGAATTCACACCTCAAGACATTGTAAGGTCATCATTGGTAAAAGACTATATTTTGGCAAAATTGCAACACGAAGACAATATTTTTTAAAAATCTTGTGCATTGCAGTATAAAAATGGATATATAATAGTGTAGGGCTTAAGGAGACTACACTATTATGAAATCAATTAAAAAATTTATCAACAAACTGTTTCTTCACACCGTACGGGTCAATACGAAGCGTGCTCAGTGTTATACCAAGAAACAAATACCACTTTAATCGTCTAAAGGAGATTACTCATGTTTACATATGCACATACTGTTATTGACACCGTTCAAACCGCAAAAACAAATACCCTCAAAACAATCGTCACTGATGTTAAAGTCCGTGAACCATTGCAGGCCATAATTGATGCAGAGACAAAATTTGCAAAATCTATGACAGATATCGCTGATGGTCTATACACTCAATTTACCAGTCAGTTTCAAAAATTTACCACTAAGCAGTAATGTTCTAAGGGTCCTGCCAGAGATATCTAAGATCTGGCAGGATTGTTTTATAGAGTGTTACTACAAATTGAAATATGGCCATGGTTGGCGTTGGTACTATCTAAATTATGAGGTAAACAATGAGATTTTACTCTAATTACTGCCTATTCCGTTACTGTTCAAATAATTAAAATACTACATATACCAGTATGCAGTAAAATTAATTAACAGTAATGAGTGATGCAGAAAAAATCTATAAATTTAGCCAGAACCAAAAAATTCATTGCAATAGCCAACAACACAAAGTTCTGGTCGCCTGTTGCACGTGAAGGCTGGATTATTAAGTTTTCAGTCCATGATCTACACAATATACTGTTAATTTTCATTTCGCAATACACTGGTCAAACAATCATAAGGTACTATAATAATGAAAATGATGCTGTGAAATTTATTAATTTCATCAGCAGCAAAGACGCCTCAGAAATATACTACAAAGACAACGAGAACTCAGCTTAGTGCTGAGTTTTTATTATGGGTTACAAACAAAAAACCTGCCCAAGATGCGGTACAGAACATAAAAAACGAGGACCATTTTGTTCAAGGTCCTGCGGCAATGTTCGTGAGCATACCGAAGAAGATAAAAAAATCCGAAGTAAAAAACTCATTGAGTACAATCAAACACCAGAGGGTGTTGCCTCACAAGAACGAGCAAGACGGCAAATGATTGCATACAATAAAGGAGAAGAATACCAAGGAGTGACAATTGATGAGTTTGCTGTTGACATTCCTGATGTAACAGATTATAATTTAGAGTATGACTCTTCTTGGCAGCGTGCCGAAAAATGGTAATAAAATCAATAACTTACCGGGCTTGACAACCAACACTTTTTTTGATATAATGAATATATGATCGTACATGGAAAAGTATCTAAAAAACATCTCAATGCACTAGAGTTTTTTGCTAGTCGCTTAATCACGTTCCAAAAGAAAAAACATATTGAGATCACTGTTAAATATCGGAAAGTAATTGACGAGTTTGGAACAGTTTATGTTGATGATTACAATGTTTTGGGTAGACCCATTTCATTTATAATTGAAGTGCGACAAAGTGATACTGAAGAAGAAAAATTGAAAACATTGGCTCACGAAATGGTTCATGTAAAGCAGTACATACGAGGAGAATTAAATGAAGAAATGTCAGTTTGGCGAGGACACAGGATTGACTCAGACAAAATTCCCTATGCAGAACAACCTTGGGAAGTTGAAGCTGAATCAGTTGCAAACAAACTTTATGATGAATATGTTGCCTCGCAGTCCCGATGAATATTTTTTGCCAAGTGATGATGATGGCTCTTGGTATGCACAATCACAATTAGATGAACAAGATCAAGCATGACTATACCAATGCCAATTTATACAAATGATGATCGTGACTATTCTGAAGTGATTGAAGGTTGGGTTCGTGAATTTATTTCCACGATGGATGATGGTAATTTAGAGCCTGGCGATAGATCAGGTAACGAACCATTTGGTGTCAAAATTATCTTCGATGGTTACGGCATACTAGAATACGAAGATGAAAATGGTGAGTATGTATGCGAAGAGAACGGCAACAAAGATATGATGAGTTTTGCCGTGTTTGTACATAAAAATTCATTGACTGAAGAATTTGTTGAACATGATTTTACGCCTTGGTGTTTGATTCACAGGCCAAAAGAAGAGGTGTGCATCTATTGTTGGTATGATGTAAATGATGATACAATGGACATTATACCATTTGAAGACAACAATTCAACAGAACTTGACCACGATTTTGTCAATGATTTAATTTTTAAAATAAAAGAAAGAGATACCTATGAGTAATGAACTGGATGTTACAGATGAAAAACTATTAGAATTGTCCAGAAAAGTTGATTCTGTAATTGTTGATTGCCTCAAAGAAGGCCTAAGTATAAATGCAACCAATGGTGTTGTATTGGCTCGCCTGATGATTACAAATCGTGAACTAATGAATCAAGATGGTCTTTTAGATTTTATTCGTGATATAACAAAAGATGATTATGCAATTGCTGAATCAAAAGAAAGGTACTTGCAATGAATGTTACTGATGTATCTACAGTTTCTGGTTGGTTTGGTCACCAATGGAAAACATATGAGTATCACACCTCATATTACGAGGATGGAAATTCGGTTACAAGAGTTAAATCATATGTTGCAAATGTAAATATGTACACGGATGTTGGTTACATAGAAAAAACAAACACACTAGGCTTGACGATTGATAAAATGATATGAATAAGAACTACTGGGGTGAACCTGATGATATAGAACCTCTGCCAGATTGGATGTTGGCAGAGACTCATCGCAACCCACTAAAACAAAATATAAAACAGCAGAGTGTTGAAGACGCAGCACGAAATTGCCTAAAAAAACCACCAATTGATGTAAGCAACTATAAACCAGAGGTAAAATGAACATTGTACTCTTTGCGCTTATCGCAATTTCAATTGGTGATTCTAGTGTTGGTGTACCTGGCCACCAAACAATTGGGTATTATGCCACGATTGCAGAGTGTCATACCAGCCGTAATCGTATTTACCCATCAATCAACAAATCGTTTGTAAAATTAGACTGCGTGCCAGTGAAAGTGAGTGATTAACATGAAAGATTTTGAGGTGCATGAAGTGGGTCATTATGAAGAGATAAAATTATCCCGTGAACTAGCAAAAGCAATTGAACAAGAATTGCAATCATTTGGTCAAGTAGTGCCACATTCAGTTTACAATGCATATTTAAAATTGAGATCACACTATCAATGGCAAATTGAGAATGGTATACAATGAATAAATTTAAAGAATGGAAAGATGCCGACAATAACTGCCATTATTTTTTCAATATTGAAGATGGCATGATTGTTGGTCAAGTACACAATGTATCACACACGAAAGTTTGGGTTTCAAAAATTGTTTTTAATTTTAATGAAGAGAAATTTATTGGTCAGTATGTCACACTAGATTTTGCAAAGAAAGCTATTGAGCGTTACTGGGAAATTCAAGACCGAACATTGTTGGAGTAGATTATGATACATCAGCCTGATTATTGGCAAGTGATAAAAATTCAAACGCCTGATGAAGGCCCAATCTTTAAAGTTTTTGCCACATGGGTAGGTGGTTATACGCAAGGCGATGCATGGAAATTAAACTCTGGCATTACAGAGGTACGATTCAATGAACCTCCATATATTGAATTTGTTGGTTACTCTGGCTCTTCCTACATTGTAACAAATGATGAGGCATGCTACCGTACAACGGCATGGACTGGTTCGGTATTGGCAAATATTATCAATAAGTCGGAGTGCGAGGTTGAGATATTGCCATTTAATACGAAATGGAGTAAAATATTAAAAAACAAATAGTCAGTTGTTTTAGAAATGAAACTCAAGAACCGCTATTGAGGATGAATTGGCATCTATTAGATTGGTGTAACTATCAATGTAAATATTGTATGGCTGGAAATGCAATAACGAAAGATTTTGCCGATAAAGAACGAGTCACGAAACAACACAAATTGATAGTGTCACGTTTAAAATTAATTGATGAACCTTTCGAGATGTGCATTGGCGGCGGCGAACCAACTTTACACCCTAATTTAAAGGAAATTGTTGAAAATCTTCACCAAAATAATAATTTAAAAAGTATTTTTTTATTTACTAACTTGTCAAGATCTAGAGATTTTTATTGTGATTTGGCTGATACTTCAAACAAGTTAATGATACACGCATCTTATCATCCAGAATATTACAATAAAGACTTTTTGAATAAGTGTATAGATTTAAAATTTGAAGTTCATGTGAGTTTGATAGATGAGAAAAAATATTGGGATCAAACAGAAGACTTTTTAATTGCTTTAAATGAAAATAATATTCCTTACAGAATTAATATTCTTGGCCCTGCACCAAATTGGAAACCAAACTACAATGAAAAATTCTGGCAAAGATTTAAAAAATATTTGATAGAAGAATATACATTAGATTTAACTATAACATACGATGATGGTAGTCATAAACCTGTATCCGAATATGATTTGATGGAAGAAAATTTAAATAGATTTAAAGGATGGAAATGCACACCACAAGCTTATCAAATATCAATGGATGGCACGATAAAGAACATATGCACAAACAAAGTTATGCCCATAAATTTAAGCAGTAAAAATATTAAACAAGAAGTTAATTGCCCTTTAGATTATTGTTCTGATGGAAAATTAATGTATACTAAGAGAAAAAACTAAATGGAGTAAAATATTGGAATGAAAATAAGTTACTCAACCAATTGGATGGGACCGATCAGTCTGGATTGGTACAAAAACCGAGGACTAAATTGGGAGACAGAACGTTATTCTGCCGGTCGCCTAGACTTTTACAATCCTACTATTGATTCACACTATCCGGATGAAATGGCCGTGCCACCGATGAAAAGTGAAGATTGGCATAGTTTAAGTGAGTGGCTGGATACATTTAGTTCTGATGAAGTGTTAACTCTACAACAAATAGTAGAAGAGTATGAAAAAACAAACCCAAAGATAAGGTGGTGGAAAGAAAATGAATAACAAATTAAAAGCATTAAAACAAACATTTATATTTTTTGTATTTGCGACCATTGTTGCATTTGCTTTTGTGTATGCAACACTATGGGTACCTCTTGAGTTTATTGTGTATGCATTGATTGCTGGCATGTTTACCTATGGTTTCTGGATTATGTATCAAGTGAATCTAGAAAGACTTGAGCGTGATGAGAAGAGAGAAAAATGATTGATCGCTTCATTAGTTGGTTGTATATTCGCAGAATGTATGGTCCACGATGCTCAGAGTATGAGCCTGGTTGTATTGTATGCGAACAATGGAAATACCACGATGAAATATTTGGAAATGAAAAATGAACGAACTACAACCCAAGCACTATGATCTAATCATGGACTGCCTTGCTGAGTTTGATTTTGACCGTGTGCAGAGAGTAATGACACTTTTAAATTGGAAATATGGCGATTCAAATGAAGTGCCTGATACTCAAACTCTACGCAAGAACGCACGAAAGTATCTACAAGAAGTGATAATTGGTGCATTAAATATTGAAGGTCGTGAGTATATTATAGGTACAGGTGGGTTTCGTTATGAAGCGAAACTTTATAAAGATGATTTTGTATGGTTACGAATGTCATTTGAAGTGACCGATTGGAACAATGCAGAATGAACGAAAGAATACGAGAACTTGACGCTCAGAGTCTTGTGAAGTCAGAGGGGCAATGGGTCTTTAGTAAAGAAAAGTTTGCCGAGTTGATTGTGCGGGAATGTGCCGCAGTGGCCAACATCAACAGCCACCAATGGCAGGTGCCCGGTGATTTCGTGCTCAAACATTTCGGCATCGACAATGGTAGATAACAAATTCGTCAATCGCACCCATGAAGCCTATGCATTAGGTTATTATCATGGCCGAACAAGGGGGTACGAAGGTGTTCCCAACCTATCCCGAACTGTAGACCTTATAAAAGACTTTTATCGAATGGGCTATGCACAAGGTCTCAAAGATGAATTATCCGAAAATAGAAAACAAAACTTAGACGAATAAAGAAAGGAATAACCGATGAACACTCATTTAAATCATCTCAAGTATGAAATAGAGGTCCTCAAGTCCCGTGTTCAAGACCACGACACTGGTCATATCATTACTGCCATACAAGTGCTTGAAGAGAGAGTACGAGAAGAAGAAAAGTACCAAGACCAATTGCTTGATTCATCCTATCCCGATGGAGATGGGTATTGGAAATGAACTACTGGTTGTATATTGCCGTTGTAGCGTATGCAGCCAATACAATAGGATTTTTAGTGATATTGGCAATGATGTAAAAAAATAGCTTGATTTCGTAAAAAGATTA